CCTAATAATACTTAGGCCCATACCTAAATATTACTTATTTTAAGCGTTTTTCAACTATTTGATATACCTCTATACCGTCATCAGTTTTAAAATACGCAGCCAATGCTGAATAAGGATTTTCATCAAATGGAACAGTTATTAATTTTTTACCACTAGAAGCCCATTTAAATGTTCTTTGGTCTTCTGACAATTTAATAATACCAGCTTCTACGGCTTTTATGCCCATATTTCTAATATTTATATTTTCGTCATTAATCAATTCTAAGAATAATTCAGGATTTCTTTGTGCAAATACTAATAAATCACGTTTAAGCTCCTTAGAAGTCATCTTAGATACTTCATTTCCGAGTTCTGTTCTTAAAATCGCTTCTGCTTGGTCAACATCGGTTTGGTTTGCTAAATTCATAGCTTCTAACTGCAGTTCTAAAATGTCTATATCGCTTGCTGCTTGTTCTTCTGCATTAAATTCAACAAATGTTTTTCCCGATTCAGGGTGATAAATTGATAAAAACTTTTGCAACATTACTTTATCTTTTGGGACATACAATTTGCCGTTTCTAAAAGCAATATGTTCTAATCTTTGTGATCCTTTCATTTCATCTATAAAAGGTGTTGTTTGGTTTCTACAATATTTAATTTCTCGCTCATACCCTTTTTCTTGATCAAAATAATATAAGCCTTTTGACTTTAATATATAAACTAAAGGAACATTTTGTATATTTAATTCATATAATCTGTCTTTTACTACCCACCCACTTATAGATGGGGTTGTTTTTTGTTTTTTCATAATATAATATAATAAGAGTTAAAATAAGACTATAGAGCACCGAAGTGCCCTATGTCTTAAAAATTGATTTTAGCTTTTGAAGAATACAAAGTTATTCGCTGCTTGTACAACTAAACATCTTTCTGATAGATAATTAATTTCCATCTTATCAATGTTTGAACTAGTTGGCCCCCCAACTGATCCAGTCACCCAAGACTTCATTTTTCTATCATCTGCTTGTCCAGCTCTATAACGTACGTGCAAGAATGGTTTTCTAACATTTGCTCCTACTTGTTGGTCATACACTGAGGAAGTTCCAGCAGGAATTAAAACTCCTGAACAACCGCCTACAAGACCTCTTGTACTAGAATTATTTAGATATTTCCAATCTGTTTTGTAAAAATCGTAGCTACCACGTCTAAATCCTGTAAATCCAAGATTAAGCGCCATATCTTCAGAATTTTCAAATACACCAAAAGCAGTACCGCCATTAGCCCCAGATGAGACATTTCCTAACAAGTCATCTATATGAAGATTTGCCGCTCTATTTAAATAAAGCATATTTTCTTCAATAGCACCTTGCTTATCTAATTCTAATAATAGTAAATCAAAATCAGCAAGCTCTGCTTGTGCAGTCGATTCAGCATCAAATAAACCTGCGTCTGCTACAATTCCTCTTGAATTTATAGCCGCAAACAACCCTTCAGTGCCTTCAAGTGGACTATCTGCTAAATCGTGTAGTTTTGAATCAGCAGTTGGAGTACCTGATTTAACTACTTTTTCTGCTTCAACTAATGTCATTTCCATATAATCTACGAATCTTGATTTAGTATCACCAGAAGATTTTAAATACCATAAATAACCACCTTGTCCATCTTCACCTGTAACTTCTACCCAGCCAATTTGTGCTGTATCAGAACCAACAATTTCAAAATGATCTTTGATAATTATAGGTTTGTTAGTAAAAGTTTTAAAACCAGGTTCAATAGCGCCAGTCATTGTGTCGGTGCCTTTACTAAATTCAGAGCCATAGACAAAGAATTTAATTGCTTGGTTATCAGTATCTGCGATACCAGCTAAGTCATTAACATTTTCTGCTCCATATGGGAAAAGATCTAATTTAGTACCGTTTTTGTAAGCTGCAGTAGCTGACTCGATTCCTTGATTAACATAAGCTTTAAATACTACACTGTTAACAACAGCTACTACCGTAGCTCCTTTTCTTATCGAGTGAGTAGTACTTCCTCCAGTATCAATATCTGTAATAGTATCAACTGATCCATCAACTGGATTTATTTGTCCTTCGTATGCTAAATGTAGTCTACCTTGCTCAGACCAAATTACTTGGTCAGATTGCATAGGCATTTCTGCGCTTAGCATTGATAAGAAACCAGAAATAGTTCTGTTTCCATATCTATCTACCTCTTGCTCATAAAGCTCAGGTAAATATTGTTGCGCCCAATTAGTACCACTAGATGTAAAATCTATATAGTTTGTATTTAGCGCAAATTTTTTTACTGCGGGAACCGGTCCAATTACCGATGGTCCCGTAAATTGTGCTGTAGCCATTTTTTATTTATTTTTAATAGTTTTTTAGTTTTAGTTTTAAATTTGAAGTATTTTCGCCTAGCACTTTTGCTTTTATTCCGCTTTTATTATTAACTAAAACGCCGCGTGCGTCCATATTAATATTTTTAGCTTCTTTCGCACTTTGTTTTAAAGCATCGGCACGGCCTTGCTCATAAAAATGCGAAGCAATCGCATCAGAATTCATAGCTGTAAATAAAGATTTATGATAACCTTTTGCGTCTTGCATAATATTATTTTCATTAAGAAACTTCTTAACAAAATTATTCAAGTCACTTTGTGCTGTCTTTACTTCATTTGCGTTTTTAACATTAAATCTATATTTTTTATTTCCGACATTATATTCAAAACCTTTGAATTTATCGTTAAAAACCTCATTGGTTTTATTTAAAAATACATCTTGCTGTTGTTTTGCTATTTTAGACGATTCTTCATTTTCTTTGTTATAGCGATTAAAAAATTCAATCGCTTTTTGCTGTTCAGAATTTAATTTTGAACCAGCTTTAATATCTTTATAATATTGCTTTTTTAATTGTTCTGTGGAAGTTCTTGCTTGTGCAACTTCTTCTTTAAATAATAATTTTTTTCTTTTAATATCTTTAGGTTCGTCTATTTCTTCATCAAAAGAAAATTTATCTTCAATTAAAAAACTAATTTCGTCCGCAGACAAATGCGGCTTTGTTTTTTCATAATAACTACGTAACATTGTTGCATCATCTATAGAAGAATAATCTTTATTTAATGTTACATAATCTTCTAAAGTTCCTCCAGTTTCTTCCATAAAAGTTATTAGCTTTTCAATGTTTTCTGGCAACTTTTTTTGTGTTTTTGCTTCTTGCAATACTTCTTTTTGTTCCGGGACAGCTAGAGTATTTTCAACGCTTTCATTAGTTTCTGCGTTATCACCGCTATTATTTGTAACTTCTTCATCAGTTATTTCTTCTATTACCGGCGTTTCTTCTTTTTTATTTTCTCCGGCAGATTCTTTAATTTCTTCCTTGAGGTTTTCTTTTTGAACTTTTTCGCTATTTTCGGGAGTACTGCGTAAAGAAACCTCATCTGTGCTTTGCTTTTGAACGGCATCTTTTAAGTTTACTTTATAAACGCCATCTTCAAATATAGCGCCTGCTTTTTTTTGTAGTTCTTTTTCTTTTTCTTGTAAAGTTTTTTCTTCAACTTCTACAACTTTTACTTTTGTGTCTTTATTCATGATAAAATATTATAAAATTATACAATTAATACATTACCTAGGTTCAAAAGAACCTAAGTTAAAATTGCCTCCAAGTACATCATTTCCTGATGATTCAAAACTTTTTGGCGGTAAATTATTTTTTCTTTGGTCTATAAGCTCACTTTGTTGAGTGGCTTGTATTTTAGTTCTTTCGTCTTTTCTATCTTCTTTTTCTTTTATATTTTCTTTAGCAGCATTTACTTCCATTCCTTTTAGCTGCATATTAATTTGAAACTCTAACTGCATTAAATCTTTTTTGAGTTGAGCTTCTTGTTGTAATTTATTTATATCCAACTGCGATTTTACTTGTTCAAGCTGCGCTTGTTGTTGTGTAAGGGCTTGTTGTTTTTGCACTTCCGCTTGAGCAGCTACTTGTTGCGATTGAGCATTAGCAGCGGCTTGAGCTTGAATATTTTGCTGTTGAATTAACTGATCTCGCTCTAATTTTTTCTGTCTTTTAACTTTTAGCATTTGATTTGCAAGTTGTATATTTTTTATTTCTCTTAAATCAATAGCATCATCTAAGTCAATTAAGCCTGCAGATAAAGCGGTTTGTATATTGTTTTCAAATCTTTGTCTTTCTTCTTCATCTGGCATTAGTTCTAAAAAAATACCAAAATCATGTATATGCAACTTAGAAAGCTCTTCTAATGTGGCAACATTATGAACGCCTATAGATTGAATAAATGCTTTCTTTGCCGGCGAATATTCTATAACGTCTGATACCCTTAAAGATATTTTTTCTGCTGTTTCAGCTGCTAAAAATAATCCTGCTTGCAATATATGTCTTGTGGCTGTATTAGAGTTTGCCGCTGCAATTTTCTGTATGCCAACCAAAGCATTTTTATCCGGCGTGCTGCCATCTCTTGCTTCATTTAATCCCGTTGCATCACGTATCATTTGTAAATAATAATTATAAGTTGTTATAAGAGAACTTATTTTATTACTACCAGAATTAGAATTTATTTCTTGTATAGGAACTTTACCTGGATTTATATTACCATCGGAAGTAAAAGACCTACCAATTACAGAACCTGTTTGAAAAAACATATTTAATGCTTCTTGCGGATTATAATTTGTTCCGTTTCCTAAATCTATTTCAGCTAAACCATCTGCATCTAAATAAACACCGTCTGGAACTATTCTAGACATTACTTGTTGTAATTTTAAATGCGTTAACTGTATCATATCAGCAAAACCAGTTATTCTACTAACTAAAGATTCTATTCTACTTTGATACATACGTGGTGCAATTATAGAATAATTCATTTTAACTTTTGC